CTAATGCGCATCATCCAGATCATAGGACTGGATATTATCAAACAGTGCGCTCATGTGTGAGCCAGGTGTAGGCAGGCTTTCGATGCCATTGTCTTTCAGAAACTGCCTAGCAACACTCAGCAGTGCCGGGGTTGAATCGCCTTCCTTGATCCGCTCTAACAGTATTAAGGTGAGCTGCTCATGAAGCTTTTCAAGAACTGATCGTTGAGAGCTCATGGTTGCTCCTCCCTTCTAATTCGAACCTCTTGATGTTCATCAATGTGCTTTAAATTCACATGTTTGATCACCCCAGAAGCAATGATAGAGCAAAGGGCCAAGGCCCCCGCTAAGTAGGCTTGGGCTTTCTCCAGTTTGCTGAGACGTTTGTCATGGGTTTTGATGGTATCTTCCGTGCTTAACTGGCTAGACAAAAGGGAGTCGACTTTGCCCTCCAGCCTGCCTAGCAACAGGAGGATTTTATTTGTGGTGGGTTCTGTCATTCTTCTGACCTTTCTTTATGGCTGTGGTGTTGGGGTAACTAACGGTGGTGTGATTGATGGCACAAGCTCTTGCTCTTGCGGAGCTGGTGTGGGTGTTTGAGAGGGTTCAACTATGGGCGTTGAAACAGTGGTACCTGGTGGGATTGGCTGTTGGTCCTGACCTTCCGGCTGCAACGGTTTTTCAAGCTCAGTGAACACGTCATTTAAAAGAGTGCTTTTAATGTTCTCAGCATAGTTAGACAATTCCAACTTGGTCTTGAGAGTGTTCTCGCTATAAGCTGCTGCTAGTTCTGCTTGGCGCTGTCTAAACTCATTTTCAAGCTGCTGCTTGAGGGCTTGAGCTTCTCTCAAAGTTTGGGTGACAGCTTCTTCTCGTGCTTTGATAGCTCCTAAAACCTCAAACATCTCTTTGTGCTTGTTTTGATAATCAGCCTTAAATTCCTCAAATAGTTTGGACAGAGTTTGTTTATAAGTGTCGATCTCCTTTGACCTGGCTTCCATTACAGCTTTCGATTGATCCGTATGATCCTGGCAGGTGCGCAAGAGCTCCCGATGCCTGCCCGTCAGCTCGGCAATTTCCGCAATGGAATCCAGCCTGGTTTTGATAATGCTGTCTTGAGCTGCTTTAAGCCCAGCGGATAAATCAGCCTCACATTTGGCTGTCATAGCTTTTGCTTGATCAATGGTATCTTTGGCTTCTTGCTGCAAGGTGGCTATTGTTTTTGCAGAGTCTTGAGATAGGCTCTCTTTGGTTTGCTTGGCCTCAGCGGCGGCAGCCTTGCTTTGATCATGTAAAACTTGGGTTTTGGCCAACAGTTCTTCCAGGCTGGCTTGCTTTTGGGCGGCAGCATCTTTGAGCTGTTTTTCTTGCGCCTCGATATCAGCCAAAGCTTTCTGCCTAAGGGTATCAATATTATCAGAAGAATTTTTGGCCCTTGATTCGATTGCCTCTGCGGCGCTTTTGGCTTTCACTTCAATGTTATCGGATGCAATTTTAACGCCAGCCTCAAAAGCGGCTGCCTTAGCCTGCAACTGTTCCAATAAAGCTTTCGCTTGCCCGGCATGCATGTGAGCATCCGTAACAGCTTTAATGCCTGTTTGAGTAAACCGATCTTCAATGGATTGAATCTGTTTTGACTTATCCTCGATCTTGGCTAACAAGTCATAAACTTTACCCTCAACTGATTGGACTGAACTTTCAACAGCCTTGCTCACCTCTTGATGAGTTTTCACTTGAGCTTCAATGGAGGCGGATGTTTTAGCAAACTGTTCCTCTTTTTCTTTGTACAAGGATTTTACAAAGCTTACGGATGCCGCATCAGAGTCATCTTTTGGATAGCCTAAAACCGTGATGCGATTACCACGCATAGAGCAAACACCATCAGCTGGGATAAGCGTCTTTTCAAATGATTCTTCGAGTTCTTGCAATTTGAGCAAGGACTGTTGAGCATTTTTAGATAGCGCCTCATTGTTAATGGCTCCGGCTTGAAACTTTTGGGCTAAATCCTGTATCGACGTTTTGCGGCTCACAGTTACTTTACTGCCCGCTTTGGGGATGAAGTTTAATTTGATGGAATTGTTGTGTGAAAGGTATTCAACTTGAATGGGTTTTCCATTGGGTGGTACATCGCCAGAAAGAATGATTTTAAGGTCTTGTTGTGAGATGAATGGAAACGGCACTTGAAAGACGTCTGTCTTTCCATCGGCCGTATAGGTCACATAGCTTTGTGCCATGGGTTTTGACTCCTTTGGATAAAGGTGTTTATGAGAAGGTAAACTTTAAAAAAATACGGATGCTTGATTGATGAAAGAGTTATTTTGATGAACCGCCAAAAGATCGACTTTCTAGTCGGTTCAGTGAGTTGCTCAAAGAATTGATTTGCCCTTTAAGGCTTGTAACCTCAGATTGAAGGGAGTGCACAGACTGTTGCAGTGAGTTCACTTCGCCCCACCGCTGATTGGCTACATTGACCGCATGATTGGCGACACCCTCAATGCGCGAAGCATCATATTGAAGTTTGCCAACGCCTTCCTGGATTAGTTGGTGGATCGATTGCCGAAAGGAAGACATTTCATGAAATATTTCTGCCTTTAGCTTCTGGCAGCTTTCAACTGACTGCATGGTTTTGGTATAGAGCTTATCCATCTGAGCTAGAAGTTCGATGCTGCTGGTTTTAAAGTCTTTGAGAATAGGCTCAATATCAGACAGGATGCTTTGTTTGAGCTGATCAATTGGGATGGTTGTTGAAGGTTGTTGTACAAATTGTTGCTTATGATGAAGCTTAAAGTTGGCTTGTTCTTCCTCATCACCTGCTTTCGATAAACAAGCTGCACACACAATTTTAATGCGCGAGCTCAAGGCCGGTGCTTCCAAAAGCCTGATCGTGTGGTTATGATCAATCTTCTCAAACGGCACAAGACTATCATCCACATAAACCGTGAATACATCCTGCGTATTGTAGACAAAACCGATAGGGTACAGAAGCTGCACCCCATCGGAGGTGTAGGTAATGGTTTTCATGAATTTAATCCTAACTTAAGAATGTGTATTAAAAGTTAGCGATGTGATTCAGATAGGTTGTTTGTAAAATGTTTTACGAGCGGCTGGACTTGTCTTTTGATATCCTTGCCAATAGCACGTTGGGTTTTTCGCACATCATACTCGTTTTGAAGACTGAGCCATAATTCTGCTGTTGTTCCAAAATATCGGGCAAGCCTTAATGCTAAATCAGCCGTAATGTGAGAGCGACCATGCACAACCCCCCTAATGCGCGAAACGGGAATATTCAAGTCCTTAGCCATTTGAGCCTGACTAATGTCATTTGGTTTCATAAACTCTTCAAGAAGAATTTCTCCAGGGGTAATAAGATCAAGTTCTGACATGGCTCTTCTCACTAATGATAATCAACTATCTCTACTTCATAAGCGTTATTATCGGTCCATTCAAAACACAGCCGCCATTGATTATTAATGCGAATGCTGTACTGGCTTTGACGATCACCTTTTAAGCTTTCCAAATGGTTGCCAGGAGGTGATTTGAGGTCTTCCAAACCTTTGGCAGCATGCAGTAATAATAGCTTCCTTCTTGCCTGCCGTTCAAAGGCCCTAAAACCTTTAACCATCTGGTCGTTAAATAGCTTTTCTGTTTCTCTGCACTTAAACGTCTTAATCATACCATGCTATTTCAATTTATATTAAGACCAATAATATTTTATGAACATACGTTAAAATACATGAATTAACAAAAAAATATTTAACAGCATTTTTTAAATGTGTGCTTTGATCAATTGCCTCTTATCTTTTTCTTACGCTGCTCCAAAACCTTTGCATTCAGGTTAGGATACTTTTCCAGCAGTTTGGCTTGACCGAGTTTTCGATAGAGCTGAATTACGCTTTTGATGGCATGCTGCTTGTGTCCTTCCACATTCTCATCCCCTTCAGGCATCTGCTGGTAACTAGCTGAAGACATGATGGTTTCAAGTACCTTCTTTAGGTTCATATTTGAACTTGGCTTAGCGCACAGTTTGATATAATGGTGATATTCCTCTGATGAAAGCGTGACGCCCTCAATCTCATCCATTGGGGGCCGTCCTGACATTTTAAGCCTGAACATCTCTTCTGCAACGGGGTCTTGGGTACTTTTTGAAGTAGCAATCCCCTTTAGCAGCCCTTGGCCCAATAGGCTGGGGTAACTCACTTCCTCCCCAAACAAGTTCAACCTAGCTGGCAGTTCCTTCGAATATCCAGGCAGCTGGCTTTTGTAAAAGGATATGAGTGATTCTAAATCTTCAAAGGGGTTTTTGGGTGCCAGTCGTTGAATATTATCTTCACCCTTGCGATGCTGCTTGATGGCATTTGGAACGAGGCTGGAGAGGTAGTTTGCCGCAAATCGTTGGCCATACCGGTTTCCATCGCTTAAGGCGTTGAGCAAATTGGTAAGGCCAACCAAATACCCGCGTGTGTTGATGTTTTGCGAAATCGCAATAAGTGAGGCTGTGGCTAGATTCTCTTGTTCACCTTGAGGCAATTCATGGAAGATGTAGTGTAAATCAGCAGCCAGCCCAAAGAACATCCCAAAGGGGTCAAGGCGGCTAAACTGCGCATATTTGGTTGTTCCATCCTCTTGCTGAAATGCAAAGGAATACGGCAACCTGCCAGTGTTACGCAGCGCTTCACCTTTGCCTTTAGGAACACCACCAGTAACGACGCCATCCTCAGCCAAAGAAAAAGCCGTCGCCCATAAAATCCATCCACCAAACAGTTTGCCAAGCGCTTGTTTTTGCACCATCGGATCAGAGGAAGTGAGTTCCTGCCGATATTGCTTGGAGAGCAGATTAAGACCAGGTGTCCGGTGATGCGCAAACTTCAGAATATTTGCCGGCGTGCGGATAAAGGGAATGATGAACCTTAAACCAGGATGCTTATGGGCGATCTGGTTGAGGGAATGGGAAAGTGTTCCTTCTGCGAGTGGGGTGGTGAAACTCACCTCGTCGGCAAAGGCAAGCGCTTTTTCATGAAGGTTGCCGTATTGTTTGGGGTTGGCAAGGATTGATTCATAAAGCCCATCGATGTTCTGGCCAGCCTCAGGGGCTAGCGTCTGACTAGTCAGTTTGGTTTCCCGTGCAGCTAAAGCTCTGATCGATGATCTGTAATTGATGATCTTGAAGAACTCATCTTCGGCCAAGAGAAACCGTCCAGGCAAGTTGATCGCTTTACCCAGATAATCAAGCCCATGGATCATGGATGAGCGAATGGCTTCAGCATAATTGTTTTCTTCCAATGCTTTCATGATCGATTCTGCTGGAAGAAAGCCAAACCGTTCTGCGCTGATGGCTTTGGGCCGGCTGACGTCATTAATACCATGCTGGTTGATGAGGTTTCGATCCACCATAAAGGCTTTTGCGGCGCCTTGAAGTGGGTTGGCGTGAGTGAAGGTTTCATCCGCATGACGGCTTGAGCCTAAAGCTGTCCAACGAAGAATATCCTTCAAACTGTCAAAAATACCTCGGGTGAGATACGTGCCCTCTAGAAGCATATCTTTATCGGCCATAATGAGGCCAGCCGTAAACCGCTCTAGGGGTTGCCAAAGTGTGTGGGCCGCTGTGGACATTATGTTGACGGCATGGGTTGATGGGCCAGATAAGACGCTGTTCATAAAATATTCCAACACAGCGTCTCTGGATTTTTCATAAAACGAAGGTTTGACTAATTTTGCCAACTCCTCATTGGAAGGGCAGGATGCAAAAGCTTTAGCCAAGGCTCGGATGTTCGTCACGCCTCCTTGCGCTTCAAAGATTTCCGTCAACTGTTTTTCGGAAAGCTCTTTACCATAAAGGGGCATTTTGAGAGTATTGAGTGACCGAGCGATGTTGGACTTAATTCCTTGGTACATTTTAAGGGTTTCACCCGTGAGTGTTTTCAGTCTTACAAAGTTAGCTATCTGCTCGGTTCCAGCTTCCCCAAGATCAATCTTGACCGCTTCTCGACGCAGCGTTTCAAAAAGGCTTTGCAGATAAATGCCGGATGCTCTTAGCTGTGAGTCCATCAGTTTGGAGCTATTGAACAAAGTGTTCAGTGATGATGTGACGTTCTCCGGGCTTGAACCAATGATAGTTGCAATCTTGTTGGTATCCGTCCAGGTTCTCACGTTGCCTGTAGCTTCATTGATGCCATCGGCCATGAGGTCTTGAAGAGTCTTCATCACTTTGATGGTGTCATCCGATGACGCAATGTTATCAAAGTTGATGCCACGCCCAATGACCCGGCTTGCCCTCTCTTCATCGAAATTTGAGAGTGCTTCTTGAAAGGCTTTTACCTGATGAGTTTGTAAGGATAACAGGGTTTCACCTGAATCAGCAGTTACATTGTGAGTAATAGGTGATGCTTCTAAACTGAGGGTCTCTTGCCCGAGATTAGTTGATACCTTAACTTCAGTAGCAGCCTGTCGTTTAAGTTGATTTGCTTCCATCGCTTGTTTGAGCGACTCAGGCCAATGCTCTTGCTCACCTTTAAGGAACAAACTTTCCAAATCCTGTTTGGCAGCCTCGGGCAACTCCTCCCAAGCTTTAGATTGCAAGATACTGACCCAGCGCTCGGATGCTTGAGTCATAAAATTCTGACTGACACCTGGGCTCATCACTGGCGCATTATGCTGCTGGGTTAGTTCCCTTAAAGCAGCAAAATGATCCGAATGATTAGCAGAACCAGCCGTTTCCAAAATGGTTTTGTGGATCAAAGTTTCATCTTGATGATGACCTGACCAGTAGCTTAAGTCACTAGCAGCCTGAAGTATACCATGATCAGGCTCATAAGACTCACCTGTGCTCGAAACCACTCTTTCCTTATGGGTTTTAATCCAACGCATCTTTTGCACCAGCTTGATAACCCCTGATGTGAGGCCACCTAAGGCAAGTCCTTCAACCCCTCGCTTTAATCGTGCTTCAACCTCACCATCTTGCCTTTCAGCCTTAAGGGCATCAAAAATTGGTTTGGTAAGTTCCGGCCCATGATCAGCCACAAGGTTGCACAGCCGCTCTTCATAAGGGTCAAAGGCCACGCTATCGGCAATAAACCCTGCCCCTGCAGCTAGGACACTCGGTGTCAATGCTCCTGGAGCTTTTTGCGCCACACGTGAGAGGACATTGAGGGCTTTCATGCCTTTCAAGGCCCAGGTAAAGGGAAGGGCAAACTGTGCTACATCCGAGACCAGGTTGCCAGTGACAGTTTGAGGTGCGTTCACATTGGGAAGATGGGGAAGTCCAAATTCAAACTCAGGGGCTAATAAGTGTGCCGGGGTTTCTACCACAGGTTTTAAGGCATGTTCAATGGTTGTGATCGTCTGATTAACCCCTTCCACCATACCATGCACAGGTGCTTTAAACACCTCAGAAGAGAAGGCAAAGTCTGATACATCAGTCAGGGCACGGCTAAGAATGCCTTGCTCTTGCTCTTCGGTTTCAAGCTTGCGGATGAATGCATCCGGTACTTTGAGTTTTGGTGATTCTAAGTCAGAAGATGGGGTTAAATCTTGTGGTTCATAAGCTTGAGGAAGAACTGGTTGTTCCATAAAAACTCTCCATTGAGAAAAATGAAAATGTTATGAGAGATCGAATTGATCAGCAAATACCAGACTGGTAAAGCCTTGCTTCAGCCTGCCGGCGTTTGAGTAAACCACTCAAAACCTTGCCACTTGCCTTTGTCCATTTGAGGAACTCCAAGCACGCCTGTGTGTGATCGCGGCGGTTAATGCTCGCCCTTAAGGTGGAACGCTGGAAAGCTCCAGCTCCAAGGTTAAAGATAAACGAAATTAAAGCATCCACCTGAGGCTGTGTAAGTGGGATTTTGACAAGACGGCTTAAGGCGTGAAGAGCTTTTTGTGCATCGTGGATTAAGAGCTCTTCAGCTTCATGTTCTATAAGGGTTTTGAATTCCTCATCTTTACCTATCACATGGCCATACCCAATCGTGACATATCCCCCTGGGCATGTGTAAGGTTTGTCCTTAAACCCCTCAAAGTGCTTGATGAGGGCTAGCCCTTTGCTTGATATTGTTCGCATAGCTACTTCTTTCGATTCAATGCGCGATGCCCAAACCAGAAGGACATGACAGCCGCAAACAAGGCTTCATCCTCACCGCTCCAAATATGAATCAAGGCTGTAATGGCAGGAACGTTTGATCCATTTACCCAAGAATACCAGCTGGCAATCTTCACAGCAGCATAAAGACCAAAGAAGGCATAGGTGATCACAGGACGAACAGAGCCCGCCAATCCATCCACCCATTTAACTTTTACTCGCCGTTGGCTTTGGATCAGGGCGATTTGTTCATTGGATTCAGAGGTAAGGCGGATTTCTTCAAGGCGATGGGTATGACCTTGTTTGGTGAGTTCCATTTGCCGATCCATGATGGAAAGCTCCTGGATGCGATCGCGGTGTTGATTTATGAAGCGCATGATCTCGGGCATGGCACTGGATAAAAAGCCCAACAGGGCCCCAAATAAGGTGAGCATTGAAGTCTTCCTTAAAAGAAGTTGCTGATTGCAAAAAACAGAGGAAATAATTATAAGGTAAATATGATGAATATTTTTACTAGAGTTAGGTTTATGGATAAAATGAGATATGTATTGTTGTTAGGATTGATTTTGAATGCGGGGTTAGCTCATGCCCAACCCGATCGTTTTATTAGAGATTTTCGGTCAATGGATGATATGCGCTTGGAATTTGCTGCTTCTTATAAACCATTAATTGCAGCAGCTAAAGCCAGTTCAGGTTCAGGAGGCGCGCCGGGAAAGAAAGAAGCCGCAGCGGCTACCACCGCGCTAAGTGGAGGAGCCAGCGCTGCGCCACCCGCGGCAGCAGCAAAAGCAGCCCCAGCACCCGCAGCAGCTGGAGCCCTTCATGTGTTTTCAGCTGGCAACCTTTTTTTACCTACGTTACGGTAAAATTTAATCTTTCTAATCCTCAAAAGTAAAACTTTGAAGGAATGACTCAAACTGCTCTTGCGTCATACCTGGGTGGGTATCTACGTAGTCTTTAAGTTTTCCCTTGCCTTGCTTGTAATCAGCCAGTGCTTGTTTAAGCTCAGTTTTTGATTGAAACAATTTTGATGTAGGTGATTTTTCTTGAGGATTAGCACTTGAAGAGTTAGGGCTTGTGTTGGTTGCAGGTGCACCCGAGACAATTTGCTCTTTCAGTTTCTGATACTTTGTCTTAAGAGTTTGAGCAATCTGGGTTGCTTGCTGGCTAAGTGCTATTGGATCACCGGCAATCTCAGGTTGAACCCTCTGCAACGTCCAGATTTCTCGATGGAATTCTCCTTGAGCCTCTGCAGCAAGAGAGCTCAATTGTTGTCCCTTCTCGGTGGTGCCAATCAAGAGCGATTCCAGCTTATTGGGCGCAATCGCATCGGTGAGGATATGCTTGGCGCTTTTAACCGCTTCGTGCTTGACGATATCCGATTGCGCAAAGTGGGTTTTTAAAGCCTGTGCTTTCTCAGTGGGGTTCAAGAAGGTTGAATCCAAAATCTGCTGCTCAGATAATCTTCCTGCGTAAAGATCAGCGTAAAAGCGCTCTTGCCCCGCTACGTTGTGTTCAACCTGGTATTCCAACACTTGTTTGCGCATGAGTTCGACCACTTGTGGCAGATCGGTAACCCCAGCGTCAATGGCTTGGGCCTCTAACTCATGGGATGGTTTGTAATTTGGATCATCCATGAGAGAGCGCAGAACATGGCTTTTAAAGGTGCGAGTGAATTCATTGCGCTGCCGCTCTTTTCTGTGGTGTGCTCGCTCTTCATCCCGCCACATCTCATCTTCAATGTGCTTTTGCGCCTGAAGTATCTTTTGCTTACCAGCTGGGTTATCTGAATCAATGACCTTAAGGAGCGCGTCACCATGGCTGCCACCCATTTCTAAGGCTGAAACAATCACACTGTTTTGAACCCGCTCTTCTACGTGTGCTTTGGAAAGTCCAGTAAACATAGCTTCTACTATGAGCTCATCGAGTTTGCTTTTAAGGTCATTTCCTCCAAGCCCTTGGCGGATAACAGCGGCGACTTCTCCATCCAGGATTTGCAAGCGGGATTCGCGCAAATGGGCCTGGGTATAAGCCGTGTGATGGTTAAGTAGGTTAATCTCAGCCATTTCCATCTTTGGCTTAAACCCTTCATACCAATCATAGTCAGGGCTGCCACCAGCATGGTCGCCTCCGGCAGGGTTATTATCTGAAGACCTTATTTCAGGGTGAGATGACAGATATCCCTTGCGAACCTCTTCCATAAACTGCAAGAGTGAGTCTTGGTCAATGCGTTTGCTGCCAGTGGCAGGGTCTTCGATAAACTTGATGCTGTTTTTGCCTTCCCACAACTCATAGGCTTGATTTAAGTTTTGCGCATAGGTAAGTCCGGCTAATCGTCCCTTAGCTTCCATAAAGCCTTTGCGAAAGTAAGGAGAGTCGGTAACATCTGCTCTTCCAGCCTTCACCGCTTCATCCCAGCTTTGATAGTTTAAGGCAAGCTCTTGGCCTGAGATAAAAGCGCCTTTGTTCTCAGAGTCCACCTTTGCTAGCATCATCTTTTGTAAGGGGTCATTGAATTTGGATAAAGCCGCAGCCAATTCACCAAACTTATTGTTGGGAGCTTGAGTTTGGCTAGGCTTAATAACAACACCTTGATCAGCGGGAGCCGAGACAGGCTGAATGGTTGCGGCAGGCAATTGATAACGTGGGATCATCGAATGCTTCCTTTAGCTATTTGCAAAGATGTGTAAGTGCGCATCAAATCTCCGCCAAGGCCGAGCATATGGGCCCATGGAGATGGCTTTTGTACTGGGGTGGTTGGGATCACATTATTGGCTTTTGAGAGCGTCTCATGGTGCATCCCCAAAGCATTGCGGTAAGATTGGATAGCCTGGTTATCCATGTTCTTACGAGCTGTTCGATCAGATGCTGAGAATTGCCCAGCGATCTGACGCATCATGTTGTTAATGGATACGCCGCCAAAACCTGAAGCAGCGGCGCTCGCTCTCGCATGGCCGGCTACTTCAAGAGCCTGTTTTTGTGATAAGACCAATTTTTGGCCGGTTGTCATGTATTCTTCCGAAAGGCGTGATTCCAGGGCCTGGAGGTTATTGTAATATGTATCATAAGCGCTCAAAGCATTCTGCTGATTGATCGCTTCGATCATAGCGTTATGCGCACGCTGAGCAGCAGCATTTTGCCGCGCTTGCATGTAGCCCAAAAGGCTTTGACTGGCCGACATAGCAGCATTCATCGCAAACAGGTGGGTGGAGGAAATTGGGAGCATTGAGAGAATCCTAAATAGCAGATATTCACAATTTTTTTTCAAAAGAGCGTGATATAACTTGATTAAGCCTTAAGCGAATGCTAAAAATTTATGGTTTTGAAAAGACTAAGGTGCTAATGATTTGTTGATAACCGACCCAATTTATTTTTTCTCTTACTATTTAGCACAAAGGTAACAATGGATATTACCGTTATTTTAAGCAAATTTCTTGATTTCTTAAGTACTTTAAGTTGGCCTCTGGTTGTTTTTGTAATTGTAAGACATTTTTCTTCTGAAATTAAAGAGCTAATTAGTAAAATCAACAGGATTGACAGGAGCGGTGTATCAATTGGGCCGGGAGCAATTAACCCAGAAACCGAAAAGGATTTTTCGGAAATCATTGAAAAAATTGATGCTGAGTATCAGTCAAAATACATGGAAACGATGGATAAAATTGACAGAGAGATGAAAGTCAAAGATTTTATCATTTGGTGTGAGTGGACGTATAATCAATTAAGTTACACTCAGCTTTACCTTCTTTCAAAAATGGAGGAAAAACCATTAAAAAGGAAGGATCTAGCAAATTTTTTTAAAGAAGCCGATAAACAGAACATTTTAAGCGATGCAGCCTATGGCCTAAGCGACTATCTGATCCCCTTAGAAAATGTCTATAAATTAGTTACTAAACAAGAAGATGATGAATTTATTTTAAGCGACCAAGGTAGGGACCTTTTGGAACATATGAAGCTTAGAGGGTATAAACCTGAAGATAAGATATACCGAAGTTACTAATTCAAAATTTTCTCAAAACAAATTGTATGAGACGCGCTTCATCATTTCGATATTTTAATTTTTTCCTTGCAAAACCAAACCCCAATCTTTCTAGCCACCTTATCGCCGTCATATTCTTATAGTAAACAAAGTTAGTCAACGTTGGAAAATGCGTGTAAAATTTATTGAGGGCTTGTCTTACCTTCATCATAAAGTCCTTTGGACAAGCCCTCACCTTATCGGAAGTAAACGCCCATGGAATACCGATTTGAGGATCAGTTGGATGGGGTGCCACACCGCCTAAGGCGATCACTTCCTTTGAACCGCCTTTATTCTGCAAAATGATTGCATAAGCTATTTTTGAGATGGCAATGGATTGAATCAGCAGGCCGGTTGGTGCACTGTCGAGACAGTCTCTTCCTGAAGCAGCCGCAATCTCTTCCAAATCAGCCTGCTTGAGGTTTGGGGCCAATTCTATCGCATGCTTTTTGGTTGCTTTCACAAGCTTCAGTTTTGACTTATTAGTTGATTTGACCATGAGTATATCTCCAGGTGGCGTTTTGGAACAAACAGCTGTACGGGGCTTTGCAAATGAGCCTAACGGTAAGCCCCTCCGCTCGATCCAAGATCAAGATACGCTGGGCCTGTGGTTTGGTCGTGGTCGGAATGATGCTGCTTTGGGTTGGCAATGTGCCCTCAGATTCAATGCTTACTTCAAATTCAGGCGTATTTTGCGTGGTGATAATCAAGTCCTTCACCAATGGCATCGCTTCCAATTCTGCGCTCACTTGTCCTGACTGAGCTTCCCGCTTCACTAAGAACGGTGAGAAGGTATAGGCAAAGTCATAGCCGTATCCTACCGTGACTGAACTTTGAGAATAATTTCCACCAACCCTACATTGGTTGCTGACTGGATCAATGGTTATCTCCAGCTCCGTCCTGTCCTCTGCAAAAGCTCTAAGGCCGTTCTCAGGTAAAAATGGAAGACTCCATGAAGTGTATATCGTGTGAAGATCAAAGGTGCCATTGGTAAGCTCTGTGAGTGAGTCCAGGTAAATTGGTGCCTCTTCTCTTAGGGCCATCTTGAGCATCAGTCGTTCACCTCTGCTTGTTTTAGCAATCAGCGTGAGCCCATCCGCTGTTGCTGTTATTGCTTCAATCTCATGGGGAAACTCCCATTTTGTCCAAGCGGATTGAACCTTGATATCCTTGCGCCAGTGGTATTTGTATATGTAAATGGTTTTGTTTTTGGGCCTGTAAAAGCCTAAGAGTTTTTCCTTTGTGAGCGAGAAACTTTCCGTCAATTTGTCTGGCAGAAAAGATGGCACATGATCTGTCAAGGTTTCAATCGTGCTGTTATCATAAGAATCTGCTAGTGTGGGTGAGATTTCTCTTACCTCCGTTGAATTGCCATGCTTGGTGGCAAACACAATACTCTGCTCAGCTTCCATCGGTTTAGTGGTGATGCCTGAATAGTGGCTGTAAATATTGATGCTTACCGTATGGGGGCTTAAAATGTCTTTGACGGTCAGTAAAAATTGATCTTGATTAGCAAACAGCAATAGATTGCCATTTAAGGTGGGCACAGCATAGTTTAACAAGACTGGCTGGTTGGCTGAGACTGTTAAGTCAATGGGGTCAGAATCAATCACAGTCGCTGTTGTGGTTGGCCAGAAGTTCGTAATATCGTCAGTTTCTGAAAACACAATATTGCTCCCGCACAAGAGCCCAAGCCGGCTTTTGTAAAAGACCATGTCCGAAATTGGTGTACCAATGAACGAAGGCTCAGGAGCTGTTTGATCATCGCCAGCATCCCGGTCTTTCCAGGTAGCTGCCTCGAACTTAAACCTTCCTTCTTCATTAAAGCTCAATTTATGCGGCATGGTGGTTGGATCAATGGCATATTTCAGGCCGCCTTTGACGGTTTCCGTCCAAACTCCATTACCTTGATACCACACATAGTAACTATCTTTGGGAAGGGTTTTGTTTAATTTATGCCGTGGATCACTGCTGACCTCAACGGTAAAGCCTACAAAGGCTGTGTGGGGTAATTCTGCGAAATCGCCGATAGTGTCCTTGATCCCTTGAATCCCCTGATCCCCAAACCCATCCATGGCTTTCAAGGTAAAGTCAGTTTGCTCATTTTGAATCAAGATTTTAGAGCCTTGTTGTTGAAGCTTAAAAGAAGATGGCAATGAAGAGCGCATTTGAGAGTAAAGGCTATTGCAGATCATATCCGTATCAATTCCTTGATCTCGGGAAAGCACTTTGGTGGAATGAGAGAAGAAGTGCTCGCTGCTACCCACATTGATGGATACTGAATAGGTCGTATCTCGAATGGCTTGGCGGATGAAGACCATGCCTTCAAAGGGACGCTTGGTATCCAAAGCATCCAGCATTTGAGGCGTTTTATTTTTATTCAGAATAAAAGTTTCATCCGCGATGGTAATGGCGGCAAAATTTTGCCCAATCAGATATAGTGATAAACCACCCTCAACCGCAAGGCTCTTACCAAATGGATCAAACATATGGAGCTGCCCAGGTGTGATGACAAGGGTAAAGGCGAGCTTCTCGCTGATCTCAAGGTTTTGGCAAAAGAGGATGGATTCGGATGCAGGGATATTCAACTTGGCTACAAACGATGTAGGCGGCTTTTTGCGCAATCCTTCAGACAATGAAGGCCAGGTATTCAGCTCATCTTCGCTCATGGTAATGCCACGAAGATAAGCAGGCTGCTTTGAGATGCCGCCACAAAGATGCGGAATCAGCTGGGTGTGTAAGGCTGTCATGCGGAAATCCTGTGAAGATAAGAGATAGAACTGGTTATTATCTGCGGATGAGAGGAAAGGTTTTGGGATTAAGTATATTGGGTTGCGTGGTTTGGTTATCGGCATTGCGTAGAGCTGATAGCGCAGTCATCTCATCTCGCTCTTGGAACATATGCTGAGAATGGGAACCACCCACACGGTCTTGGAACATCCGTCCCGAGCGAATCAAGATATAGCGGCGAAAAGGCTCTGGCAAATCCTCAAACTCAAACTGCCAGACCACGTCCGCGTGAACGGTTTGTTTGAAAGTGAAGCTGTGACGGTTTGGATCATAGAGGTAAAACTGTTTGCCAAAAGTGCCTGCCTTTCTCCTCATAGTCAGCCCTGGGTGGTGAGGCGTGCCTTCAATTTTAAGAAGGCCCGGAGGGAGTAAAATTTCTCCCTCCTCGTTAGGTACAAAGGGATAAGCGTTTTCAGTATTAAACCCCCAGCCAGAAGATTGTACCTCACGGGTGACATTTTCTAGAAGGTTGACGGCTATGGCGACTTCAGATCGGGTTTTAGACTCCAACTGATCAGCCGTAACCGGTCTTAGACCGATGCCAGACAACATCATGTTGATGGCATCTAACGTTGAGGTGGGTGAAAGCATAGGGGTTCCCTCTTTACACATACCCTATTCAACTGCATACACGTGAATACGTGGGTATAAGATTAAGATTTAAAGCGTATTAAATAATTATTTCATAAAATTTTGGATCTCTTATTTTTTGAATAGCCATGATTTTTTGCCCTCGAGGGGTTACAAGTATTAAATCAACATTAAATTTTTCAAGCAAATCGCCAAGCAATTGCAAACCCTCTACTACTTTTTCAAACAATACTTCAGCATGGTCTAGATTTAGCTGTTTTGTATCACTCAACATTCTTACTATGGTTTCATGATGAGAAATAAAGCGTGTTAATATAGCGCCGTCTTCTGCCGAGAGTTTTTTAAGTATAGGCACAAGATCATTTGCAAATGAAGGTTGCCTTGGGATTAGGTATGGTTGCAATAAAGTTTCAATATGTGTAACAGTTCTAGCCTGACTTATAAAGGCACTCAAATAATCTTTAAGATCAAAATAAGTCGCAACAATAGGGTTAATTTCAGTAGCAATAAAGTTCTTTGTTAATCTGCTTTCACTCATTTTATTTCTTTCAAAATTTTCTTAAAAAGCATCTTAAATAACACAAATAAAAAAACAAGTATCTATCAAAAATTTGTTATTTTGCTTGAACTGGGCTGCCAACTTTCTTCCTCAATTCAACACACGCTTCAGGGCGAAGAACCCCAGAGCCCACAGCCATCTTGGCCACCGTCCAGAATCCTTGACGGGTGATGTCATATTCAGACTCGGTCGCCATCTCCATGAGCTTGACGGTGCCAACACCTGTTTTATGCATCACAAGAGCTACCGTGCTAGAGAAGTCGCCACGGTATTTATCCAAGCCATCATTAATGTTGGTGTTGGGTAGGTTGTTGGTCTCCACAATGGTGATGCCGGCAATCTTGAGGACTTTACCATCACTGTAAGCGCCACTGCCGCCCCAGTCTTTATTAAGCACCGTGGTGTTTCTGGCAAGCATGTAATAATGCTTGGGGCTTAGGAAGATGAAGCGATCTTGTGACGGAACATCTTTCTCATCGAGCAACTGGGCGGCTTCAAAGATGCTTTCGGCTAGAACCATGCTGTCAGAGTCAATCTTGTCTCGTTCAAGAATACTGCCATAGGGGCCGCCACTCACAGCTGGGCCAGAGCGTGCACCCAGAATGCCGGTCTTGAGGACGTTCTGGTCAAAGCGTCTGGCTAAAGCAAAGCCTGCTTCTTTGGAATAAGCGGCTCTGACATCATAACTGGACATGGCTTCATCAATGCTGGGTAAGAAGGATGCTGAGACCAATAGATCATCAATAGTGATCACTCGTTCACCATGGTTAAAGGCTTGAGGCGCAATGACTTCACCTGGTTTATGGTAATACGCATCCGCTTTCCAGAGGGCAGGGAAGGCAGCGCTTTTACCATTTTGGATGGTGCGCACCATATGGCGGCTCATGGCCACCGTGCTTTCTTCAAAGGCGGCTAACACTTCACCGCTGTAGACTTTTAAAAACAGTTCGCGATCACCAGTCTGCGGATTGAGACTGTTGATACCTGGGCGTGAGGGAGTAAACGTCATGGAATGAATCTCCTATTAGGTAAGACGTTCAATGGGAAAATATGAGGATTGAGTAAATGATGAGTGGTTAGAGCACTCTAGATCGAGCGAGTTTGCTTTCCACCGCTCGCCGGTAAGCTGGGTCTTTCTCATAGCGTGGGTCTTTGATGGCTTCCGTCACTTGAGCGAGCGATTCAAAGACACTGGTGTCATGGCCACTGCCTTTACCTTGAAGCAAAGATGGTTCTTGAGCTTGCCTGTAATCGGCATAAAGCCCCTTGATGGCTAAGATGGCCGCATCCATATTAGGTGAGGTCGTCACAATCTCATTGAAGGCCAAAATCTGCTCTTTGCTTAAGTTATGAGTGGCCCATTGCTGCATCTGCTCAAAGGTTTCTTTACCGCCCACAGCAGCATATGCTTTTTGCACCGCCTCATTGGCCTGAGATTGAACGCCCTTGATGTAAGTGTCCACAAAGGGTTTGCTGATTCCAAGCTTTTCCAACTGCTGATAGCGTTCTTCGGAAAGAGTACCTTGTTGCTGGTATTCTTGGGTGAGTTCGGAAAGGAACTGTTGGCTGATGGGTGGTTCTGATGATTGAGGCGCTGGATCGATGGTTAGATTATCGGGTTGGTTAGGAGAATTTGGGGTTGTTGGGGTCGAAGGTGATGAGGGTTCAAGCTGAGTTTCTGGCTGAGGCCCACTCTCAGAAGTTGGCTCAATAGTACTGTTTTCAGAGGTCATAGGGAATGTGTCTCCTTTTGATTAAGAAGTTGGTGAAGTTATAGAAAGTAGATTGGGTTAGGTAATGGGTAAGCCAGGAAGCATTGGCGCTTGAGCTTGCATCTGAGCTTGTTGCTGGATCGCTTGCTTTTGCATCAGCTCTTCTTCCGATAATATGAGTCCTTGGGCATCCAAGCCTCTGGCAATGCACAAGCGCTTGATCAGCTCTTCTGGGTTAATACGCATCAGGATTTCTGGCAAAGCTTGGCCAAGGCTGGCTAAATCGCCCACAAAGCTCTGGAGCTTGAGAAGGTCGTGCCCTCTGCCTAAAGCCTCTAGGCCAGTGACAATCATGGGCCTGACCATCCCCTTGGGCAGTTTGGGGAATAAACCTCTACGCTCCATCTGGTGCATCAGTCGTAAAATGAGTGGCAGTTGGAACTCTTGGGAGAGGATGGAGTAAACGCCACCCAAGGCATCTTCCAGCTCTCCTGCCATATGTCGGATTTCTTCAGCTGTGACTCGCTCACCTTGCCTTTGGATAGAAGAGTTGAGCAAGAAAGCATAGGATAGCCGCTGTGTCATATGCTCCATAGTTTCTCTGGCTACCCGAAAGTCCGCATATTTTTGCACTTGGAGGACTGTTACATCTTCAGCGTTTCCTGAACGTATGGCTCCATTAGGAGCTTCAGCTAGAACTGTTTCTTTCGTGGTGGAGTTTGGCTTAACCAGAAACAGAACTTTGGCTGCCGCTGCGCTTCCTTCCACAATCGCTTTGGTAAGGGTCTCCAGACTCTTCAAATCACCCAAATATTCTTCTACCAAACCTCTTCCATAGTCTTCGCCATCCACCCGGATAAACCTAAGGGCAAGCCAAGGGGAGCAGTCTTTAGGGTAGGTTCCCTTTGATTCAGGCACTAGGACACCGCCAACCTCTTGAAGAACATGCCATCTATCATCTTGCCAGGTGATGCTGGTGAAGAGGTCAACAGTGGTTTGATCTGAGGATGAAGGCTTATCAATTCCAAGACTATCTAAGGGTAAATCCACAAAAGTTCGGTCAACTTTCTCATGGACAATGATTTCTAATGCATGGCCGGCAGGATCACGGCGAATAACATACTGATCCAAGTGAAAGACGCGGATGCCCCCTTCGGGAACAAGGTAGATGAGGCTATTGCCAGTAACAATGAGGTGTTTTAACGCTTCAAAGACTCCCACGCGCATAGCGCCTGTTTCAATCTCAGTCATCAAAAGGCGTTCGCATTGGGTCAAGGCTTCATCGACATGCAGCTTGAGCTTGGGGTCAACATCAACCAATTCTGCCTCTTGCACCACCAGGCGAAAGAAGGGGCTGTTGGGGGGAAGCAAAGCCAACAATAGCTTGGCAGCTAAATTGTTAACTCCTCGAGAGCCGATTCCTTGCCATGGAGTCACAAATTGAGTTTGACCTGGGCGCATCATAAGGTAAGGCTGTGTGAGCTCAGCGCACTCACGGGATCGCTCCAGGAAAGGATGACGCTTGATTGCCAGTTTCTCATAACGACTTTTAAGGGAATCCGTGCTGAGGAGATCGGGTTTAATCACCATGCTCATACATCACCGTCCGGCATGGGAATGTTGAGACCGCCTCCAGCGAATAGCCCTTCCACCTTTTGCTTTTTGCGTAAAGCGGACTTTTGTTTGGCTCGAAGGTCAAGCTTGGTTTCTAGTGGGGATTTGATGCCAAGGGACAACTGCCCTGGCTTGATGTCATTGAGGTGGCTATTCCCAGAGAAGGCATCCTGTATCTTGGGAGGCTCAGGCGCTGGTGGCGGTGCAGGCAGACTAGCAGAAGGGGGGTTGAACGTTGGCATATCACGGTCTTTAGAGGCCATATACATTGTACCGAGCATGCTGGTGCCGGCCATGGCTACCATTGCGGTAACTGGATCGCACATAAGGGGGAAACTCCTTGTATAGGAAGAGAGAGGTTATTTAACGGATTAAAAGATTTATGTTGTGATTATAATGAAGGTTCTTTTGAGGATGAATCTTTCTGCGTAATTTTCTTCAGCTTACCCGCAAACAGGTTTGTGGCATCACGCAGAGCCTGATCAGCCAAATGGGCATAGCGCTGGGTGGTATTTGGGTTTGAGTGTCCTAAAAGCCTACCCACAATACTAAGACTCAAACCACTGGAGACCAGGTGGGATGCGTACGTATGCCGCAGATCATGGATGCGCAGGTTGTCAATGTTGGCTTCTTTAAGAACCTTAGCCCAGAACTTTTTGACATCTGTAATATGTGAACCCGGAACCCGACCAGGAAAAAGGTAATAGTCAGAGGAATACCCTCTTAATTCCTGAAGAAACTCTATAGCCTCATGAGAAAGAGGAATATACTCGTTTCGTTGCTGCTTTGTATTAATGTGGGGCTTAACCCAAATACCTTTTTCAAGATCAAATTGATCCCAACTAGCCTTAAAAACCTCACTTTTACGTGAGCCAGTTAAAAGAATAAAGATAAGAACATCAGCAGGCGCATAGCCCTTGTAACTTTGAAGGGTTGACCATAATCGTTCAAACTCTTCACCATCAGCCCAACGAAGCCTTTTATGTTCCTTATACTTTTTAACTTTAGTAATGGGATTTTCAGTGATTTTACCCCATTCAATGGCATGATTAAACATACTTGAGAGTATACATAATACCTGGTTAGCAGTAGTCTTTTTATCCTTAAGGCTAGCCTTTAGCTTTTCAGCATCAGATTTTTTAATTTCATTGACTGGTCTAGCCCCCCATTCGGGCAAGATATAAAGCCTTATAAAGCTTTTCCATTTTCCTATGGTAATTTTTTTTATGTTTGCTGGAGCATAATTTAACATGTAGTCATTTATGAGGTCAGAAACAGTGTAAACTGCATTTTTTCGAGCGAGTACTATCTCTTCCTTTTCTTTAACAGGGTCTTCACCAAGGATAACCTTAGCAGAAGTTTTTAAAGCGCGCTCTCTTGCCTGCTCAACAGTAAGGCTACCATAATTACCAAGCTTGAATTTTCTCAGCTTGCCGCTTGAGTTTCTGTAGACATAAATAAACGTTTTCTTATCGCTCTTTTGTATCCTTATACCAAACCCTTTAATCTCAGTATCCCAAAGGCATCTTTCTTTTGAAAGATCAGGTTTTAATTCGTCAATAATCTTTCTTGTTAGTTTTGGCATCTATCCATCATTTTTGATCTAGGTAACATATAGGTAACAAAAAATGGATAAAATAGCAAATTTTTAGTGACACCAGATGATTTTAGATTTTGCGTAAGCCACTAAAAATAAAACAAAAATTATAGCTTTTGATAATTCCATGACAATACTGGAATCTCGTTTACACCGAGAGGGTCGGGGGTTCAATCCCCTCATCGCCCACCATAACTTCCCTAGGGTCTTTGAAATTAGACACCTTCAAGTTCTTCTCCTAGGTAACAAATTAGGTTGGGAATAAATTGATTGTTGATATTCAGCGGTAGCAAACCTTACAACCAATATCTATCTTTAGTTAGATGTCTTGATTTTTTTAAAAGTTTGATGTTAGAGAAAAACGTTTATAGAGGCTTCTTATGCCGATAAAGCTTGAAGAAGCTGGGGGAGAATACGATCTTTCCGACGTTTTGTTAACGTTCGAGAAGCTTGGGTTTTACTTAAAACCTCTTTCAAGTCCTCTGAATCCAAACGCCAAGAACTTTTTGAATAACAATATCCTTGGACTCGCTTAATACTCGTGAGCAAGAAATGTAGCTTTCGTGTTTCAGAAACGGATATTTCTGCGGCAATATCGCCCATGTGCACTCGTACATTTTTCTGGCTTGGGAGTTTATCAGAAAAAACCAATACTCTTCTGCATCCAGGCAGACACATACATGATACTTATTTTTAGGCGAATAGATTTGCTCTTGATAAATATGAATAACATCTCCAACTTTCAGCTTTACCAACTTGTCCTTGCCTTGTCTAGACTTTAATAGACTGAGAGGAAATGGATTGGAGATCTTCCAATATCTCAGAATCGTTTATAAGTGCTTCAAAAAGAATTTCTTGATGGGCTGTTCAAAATAGTATTTCTTCCAAGCTGGGTGTGAGTGGTTCTTATTTCTGACCTCATGAAACGACAAAGTTCCATACTCTTTAAAACCTTGCTGAAGGGCCTCAATGTCACTTTCAGATAAAAAGTCTGGGTTAAAGGGGCGCTTGGCAACCAGCATATTCCCTTTAGCTTCAAAGGGAAGGGTTTGGCCGCCTAGTTCATACCCAGCATCACATAACGTAAAAGGATCATGCTTGAGCAAGTCATAAACCCAGCTGGGGACAGTTCCATGATCCATCGCAATGTAATGATCCCCTGTGACTGGCCTTCCATAGTTGTTCAAGTGGTAACAATCAGCATGAAAGATCGTTTTAACAAGGTTATACAGATTGACACCCTCCTTTGATTGACCCATGACCCAAAGAAGGACTTCAACCGTTTTATGGAGATCGCATGTAAATGAAATCTTACTCAT